CTAAGATAAAAACTAAGCTCGTTGAGAGGTATTTCATTTGTGTTGTATCCTTCCTTGAAGTAACGCTTCAGCGTATCATCCTTCTGGAACTCTAGCTGTCTGCGTTCAGCACATGCCTCTAAGCCTACAGGTATCTTCTGCCCACGCATAAGCAAATACTCTGCTAACATCGTGTCATAAATAGGACCGTCATACTTATACCCACATTCCCATAGCCACATGAGATCGTGCTGTGCATTGTGCATAATCAACAGGGTTGTCATATCTAAGATAGACTGCAAGGTTTTTCTACCTGCACCACTGTTATCTTTGTACTCCACGTGGTCAAGCGTAATGATGTTCTCGTTCTTCCAGTTGTCTACATCAAGCACACCTACTTGTGTCAATGTATTACCTGGTTCAAACGGGTCCATGATAGTCTTGCCATCACGTTTCGTTGTTGTGTTCTCTACATCTAATACATTACGCAAGGTACTGACTCCGCTCACCGTCTAGTTCACAATGTACTACACCGTGCCATCCACCCTTGAGTTTGTTCTTAGCAATGTTGAGGTGACGTTGATTACTTTCTTCATCATCCTGTCCTTCAACAAGTTTATTCTTACTGATCAGTACCATCAGGTCAGCCTCTGCTGCCTTGCCTGTCTTCGATCCTTCTAGCATTGATTGATCAACACGTACCATACCTTCAGCTACAGCAGATAGTTGTGACATCCATATGATAGCGCAACCGTATTGCTTAGCAATGTTACGAGCATGGATAGCTGCTTCCTTGAGATACACATCTGACTTATCGCTTGTCTTGTTAGCAAACTTGTCACCCATGTCTAGTACTACAATGTCAGGCTCGTATGCTTTAATGACTGCCTCTACCCATGACATGTCCTTACCTGTACTATCCTTTACAAAAATGTTCTTACGTACAGGTTCGTAACGCATAGCAGCCACAGCCATGTTAGCCTTAACTTCTTCCATGCTCATACTGGTAGCAGCACTAAGGTAACGTGCACCTACACGCTCATAGCTTTCCTCATTACAGAGGATCATACACTTAGCACCCTGGTGGGCAAAGCCATCTGGTGCAGCGATAGTGCTAGCGTGGAAGCTAGTCTTACCTGTGTTAGGACGTGCACCTACAACAACTAAGTGACCACCACTGATACCTTCTACCTTACGGCGTAGGGATGGTATGTTCCACTTCCATTGTGATTGTATGTCGTTAGCTTCAAGCAATGTCTGCATGTCCATGTCATCCCATTCAATCTTGAGGTTAGGCATGAAGTCATCTTGATAATCACGCAATAAGTTACGCAAAGGTTCTAGACTGTTCTTGCTACCGTTAACATATTCAAAGCCAAGGTTAGCAATCTCTTCACCGACTACTTGTTGGAATAACTTAGACAATACATCTGTAGCTATCTCATTGTTAAGTGGATTCTCTTTAGCAATCTTGTGGAACAGATCACGATACGCTTCCTTGTTAGCGGTAGTCATGCTGTTGTTGCCAGCGTAGAAGAGAGCCTCTAGTTCAGTAGGGCTAAGCGTCTTCTCATACGTATCCATAGCATAGTCTAGCGTCTGCTTGATCTTACGTACATCTTTAGTGAATATCTTATCAGGGCAACGGATGCCCTTGTGATTGTCATAGAACTCTTTATCCATCAATGTACGGATCAGTGCTAGTTCCATCATGTCGTGTCTCCTCTAAGACTGTGGCTAGGCGTACTCTTTCTTCTTCGTGTACTGCCTATCCTGTATTTCCTTCTGTAAGTATGCGATCTCACACTGTATCAACTTACGCTCATAAGCTTCTAGCTTCGGGTGCTGTAGCTTAGCTTCCCATTCTTTTAGTTCTTCTTGTAGCTCTTTCATTTCACATCTCCTTGTGACCAGTAATCCCAGCTTTCTATATGCCCACCGTCATACACAGCGTCAAGTGTATTGTCAAACTTTTTATTATTGATATAAATATCACACGCTTCTAGTACTTCATCTACACTTAGCTTAACAAATACCATACCAAGCGGTACTCGCTGATCAAGTATTGCTGTTTTTGGTGGGTTGGAATCTCGCATAGAATGCTCCTTCAGGTGATTTAAGTGCAGCCATAATGTCTAGTAGCTGCTGATATGTAATTGATATAATCTCGTGTCTGTTTAACTCTTCTACGAACTGGCGAAGAAATACTATCCCATCATCAGCTATGATAATCTCTATGTCTTCACACGTATTTGATTCATCTAATGACTTGATGATAGCTGCGTCAGGCTCAAACTCTACAGTATACATTACTCTTCCTCCAAACAGAAACTACAGAAGTCATCTTGCGCTGGGTTACCACAGCTTACGCATGTCTTCCACTTCTTCTCTTTAGGTTTATCGCTCCAGTTCTTAGCCCTATCAACGAACCATTCTTTGGGTAAAGGCTTACGTCCTTCAGGTAGCTTCGTCATCGTTTGGTCCAAACTCATACTCTGTTAGTTCATCTTTCTGGTACTTGATGTGATCCTCAATAAAGTCATACACTATCTGAAGATCAAGCTTGGCTGCTGCACAGTATAGTACTAGCTTCAGCCCTTCTTCCTGTAGCAACTTAGCACAGTCGTTATCCAAGTGAAACTGATATGTGGCACTGCCATCTTCGTGTTCCTCTACTTGTTCTACTCCAATCATTCCTGTTGTCATTCTTCATACATCCTTAATGCTTCCCATGATACGGGATATAGTTTAGCCATTACATCTTCGATCTTCTCAGCTACGATACGTGTCTCAGCTTGGGTGTCTTCCTTCAGGCGTAGTCCACACATCTTAGCGAAAGCATACAGTGTACCTGACCAGTACCATTCTGTCATCATAGACTGTGGCAGTACCATACGTGCTTGCTCTGGTGCTACACCTTCATCAAGTAGCTGTGTATATACACCTAGCATCGTATCATTAAAGTAAGGTACGTTAGCGTTACTCTTAACAATACCATCACTGCCCTGCTTCTTATCTTGTGCACGTCCACGCCATACAGCAGGTACGTAGAACTCAGGATCACTATCCACGTAACGACGACTGATCTCATTCCAAGGCATGTACTCATGCTTAACTAGCTGACGTGCTACAAACACTGGAGCTTTGACATGAAACGTAGCAAACGCATGGTTAAACGGTGACTTGTGTTTCTCTCTAGCAAGATACTTGATAAGTTTATCATCTTTGTGTTGTAGTACCTTAGCTTCACCATTGTGTACACGCATCATCCAATCAGACTTTTTACCAAAGCTAACACGTGCAGCATTAACTACAGATAAGTCATCACCCATATGATTTATGTATGTTACTTCTATCATTTAACTTTTACCTCCAAGCAAACTACTGTTTCTCCTTGATGGTTTAGCATTACCTCTGCTTTAGTCAATGCCTTAGTACATTCTTCTTGCTTAGGATAAGTATTTATTTGGTAATACTCTACCCCTTGACTGTTAGTCATTTGTATCCAGAGTAACACCCATACCATTAAACTAACTCCTTAAGTTTTATTATATCAGACTCTACTCTATACTTCAGGTCATCGTCAAGTCTTAATGCTCTTGTGTCTAACCCTGTCCAAGACTCTATCTCTCGCTTGTATGCCAAGGTCTTGTGTGCAGCATCAGGGTCTAACGCTACAATTACCCTGTAGTAATCCTCTAAATGTTTCATCATTGTAACATTAAGTGATGTACCAAGGATCGCAACGCCTGTCAAACCTGGCACAAGTTTAGCTGCTGTGACTGCACTAATGACATCCTCTACCAGTAAAGCTACACCGTTGGGCTTACCTATTGTACGTTTGTATACATCTGCTACCCCACTGTAACGATACCACTTTGGTATAGCTCCATCTAACGCACGTCCAACTGCATCAATTAACCTACCTTCATGTCGTATTGGGAACACAGTGCGTCGATCTTTGACATCATACATCAAGTATTCATACTCTAAGTCCCAGCGCTTGACAAACTTAGTGTGTAGTGTGTGCTCTGCGCTGGGTGTGACAACATGTTCAGGCCACGTAAGCAACTCTAGTTCCTCCTTTGCGGATATAGTACGTGGGCGTAACCTACCCATAATCTCCTCTGCTGTCATGCCTGTACTGGTTGCACCCTTGATGCGACAGTCAAGCTTGTAGCAGTTGTATAGCACAGTGCCATCCTCTTTGGTAGCAGTGAATGTGTTCTTACCACCACACCAAGGACAGGTAGCACGGTACTGCATTCCTTCTTTTATATCAAGACCTTCTACGTATTTCTTAACGTTTTGCATTAAGGTTAAGCTCCCTTAGATAAGTGTTTGTGTGTATCCTATGACAGTTAGCACAAAGAACATCACACTTTGCTAGCTCTTCTTTATATTCTATCTTTGATTTTGTAGTTCGTTTTAAGGCTATCCTATTAGCCTCCGTACTTAAATGAAACATTTTAAGCTTGGGTTCTCTGTGGTTAAGTTCTAATGCTGCTGGGTGTTTTTTATACCCGCAAACCTTACAACCCTTACTTAATTTAAACCTGTTAAGAACACGTTTTCCATACGCTTTACGTTCAGCATTAGTCATCACGTCCTCCTCTCTTAGCTAGTGCAGTCTTAGCACCAGTGTACGTGTTTACCATGTAAGGTTTAACTGAGTCAGGGCTACGGTGTCCACTGACTTGCATGATGTGAGCCAAGTCAGCGCCACCCTCTACCATCTCAGTGATAGCAGTGCGGCGTAAGTCCATAGCAGTAATATTCTTTGGTAGTCCTGCTGCATCCTTGACTTCATTGATAGCACCATCAATTTGATCTACTGGGTAAGGCACATAAGCTCCTGCTACAGGTGTAGTCTTAGGTGATACGTAGGTCTGGAACCCAAAGTCATCCTTCTGCTGCTGTAGCATACCTGTCAGCGCCTCTGAGATAGGCAAATGAACGTCTGCTCCACGCTTACTTTGTGTTAGGTCTATGCGCTGGGCATCTAAGTCTACTTCATCCCATGTTAAGACACGCATGTCACCTACACGTTGAGCTAGATCGTAAGACATATGCACGATCAACCCAATGCTGCGCCACTTAAAGTCACTGTATGCTGTGTCAAGGAACTGATATACTTGATCACGTGTCCACTTAACCTTGCGTGGCTGATCAGATTCCGTCTTGATAAGTCTGACAGGATCGTTGTCTATGATGTCTAGTCTCATGCAGTGCTTCCATGCTGTGCTTAATGCAGCCTTACGATAGTTTGCTGTACGGATGCCAACTTTTAGCCAAGC